TCACGATCCCGAGATTGCGTCGGTTCTGGCTCAGCGTCAGATCGCTGCTCTATTCAAGAAGAACGAGCAGTTTGCCGACGAGAGCAGATGTGCCTCAGCCGCCCGGACTACGTTCGAGCGTGGAGAATGCATCTGCCGAATCACCAATAAGAGGCTTGACCACTATTACCTACATCCGGATCGTCTAGACCCGGAGATCGGTCGGTGGCTTCCTCGAATGGAGCAAGAAATTGCTTTCCTGCTTGGTGATCGGTCCGACTTCGACAGCGCAATGCCGTCGTTGATTCGTGTTACCAATGGAGCAACCCAGGACCGTCCGCGACGTCGATCCCTCCCATTCCTCAAAATAACGGGGATGTTGAGGGCTCCACGTGCGGCGATTCCCGCGTTGGGTCGTCTGCTTCAATCGTATGGAGTAGATTTAACCTCCTGCAAATTTACAGGCGTTGAGCGCAATGCTATTACGCTTGTTCCGAAGAACTGGAAAACTCATCGCACTATTGCGAAAGAGCCGACACACTCACTACCGTTCCAACTCGCGTTGGATTCTTGGTTCAAGACCAAGTTACGGCGGTGGGGGATCGACTTGAGTTCCCAGGCGAAGAATCAGGAATTCGCTCGCATAGGGTCCATTGATGGATCCTTAGCGACCGTTGACCTGGAGATGGCTTCCGACACGCTGGCATTTAATTGCGTGGCGTGGATGTTGCCATATGAGTGGTTCGAGCTCCTAAACTCCTTCCGCTCGTCTTCGTTCAGCGCTTCTTGGGGAACTGGCTCTTATGCCAAATTCTCCTCCATGGGTAACGGTTATACGTTCACCCTAGAGACGCTGATCTTTGCAGCAGCTTGTCGTGCTGTCGGTTCTCGACAGTATGCCGTTTACGGGGACGACATCGCCCTCGAAACGCACCTGGTCCCATCCTTGGTGAAGCTGCTTGGCTTTCTCGGGTTCAGAGTGAATGGCGCAAAGTCATTCTCCAATCCCGACTCGCGCTTCCGCGAGAGTTGTGGATGCGACTACTACAAGGGCCATCTTGTGACGCCCTTCTATCTCCGCGAGTGTCCGAGAGAATCGGATCGAGCGGGGATGTCGCATGCTCTGAACGGCCTGATCGGCGCAGCTGGTGTACCCGGTCCACTGATGGATTGGGCAGCTGCGGAAATCCGCCGGTTAGGTCTCCTCCTTGTTCCCTGGAATGAGGATTCACGCTCTGGGGTTTGGATCACCCCTAACCTTGCGTGGAAGACCGGAAAGTTGAAG